CGACTTTGTTCTTAAACTTTGTCATTAAGTCTGCCAAGTATTGTTCTGCTTTCGCTTTTGGCAAACCACCGACATCAACATAAAAAATTCTGCGCTCTGGCGCTCTTGAAATACGATAGATTACAAGAGAGTCTTCCATCGAACGCAATTGATTTAGCGGTCTAATTGACTTGTGTAGATAAGACAATATTAAATTATTATCTGCGTTTTGATATCCACTCGTACAATATACGACAGAATCTTTCGCAATCTTAATACCTTCAGTAGATTGTCCTGCGGATGAACCGTAAGTATTTACTACTGAACCTGAACGCTTTAAAAACCCAGCTGGATTATAAAGATAATATTCACCAACTGTTTTCTCAATTGTTACACCATCTTTGTTTTTTTCTTTCTTTATTTCTTTTATTTTCTTGATGTTTCGTGGATCAACGTAACGAATCTCGATGATGCCATTTTTAGGCTTAGACTCATCGATTATTACATGGTAATATAATCTACCATCAACGTACCAGCGTTTGAAAATTTCATAGCTGTAACGATTGAATTCCAGCAGATTCAACACCTGCTGGAATTCTTCATCAATTTTTTTCTTGATACCTGCCGAAACACTCAAATCATCTAGCAGAATAGATATAGTCTCTTCTTCGCTATCTTCAACAATTGCCTCGTTGACAATATCAGATATTGCCAAATCGATGACGGGATCAAGTGAAATTGCTCTATACTTGTTAACAAGCTCCGCCTCAGTGCGAACTGAGCCGTCTAGATCAACATACGTGCCATAAACTCCACCTGCCGTTACGACAAGTGAACCGTCATCGTTAGAAGGAGGAGCGAAAGATACTATTTTCTTCTCTTCGCGCTCCTCTCTCTTACGAGTTATTTCAAAACCAAATAAATCCATAAAGTAAACTCCCGCTTCTTTTAGCTAATATTAGCCAAAATTGGTTGGAAGCATATAGTCAAATGCCCACGTTACTGTAAAAGTAGCAATAGTATCAGTTGTGTTCCAATCTAGATCCAATGTACCTACATCAGTTGGCCAAATACCATTGACAAAAAAGTTGTGTTTCGCACCCGCTGAACGCTTTCCATATAATTGAATAAGACCTAACCCTTTATACTGGGCAGGTGTTTCATTTCTCAAGTTGCCTTCACCAGAGTTGATTGTTGTAGACCAGTCTTCGAGATGTCGTCTCAAAGCCATATCTTCAGTACAAAGAACAGTGGTAGTCCATTCGGCGTATGTTCTGTCGCCCGCAAGTTTGATTTTACGTCCAAAGTAAGGTGCTTCAACCACACCAACTGTCTGTGCAGGTACCGAAGTAGCCTGCACAACAAGAGACGTATCAAATCCATGAGGACCTACCAGCAATACGCTGAACAATGACGGCCGATAGCCGTCATTTGCAAATGCACCTTTGAATTCTTCTATTGAAAAAGCCATTTAAATTTCTCCTACTTGTTAGAGTTTGTTGTATTTATACTATTTATTAGAAATTACCGATAACTTCGGAGAATTCTACACCAGTTCTAACAGCGATGAAATTCAACTGAATGAAGTTGATTGAACGTGCAGGCTTGATGTAGATATCACCAACAAACTCGTTACGATCAATTACTTCAGGTGTGTTGTTTGTTTCATCACACACTACTGCGAAATCGTATACACCACGGCCTGCTTTTACTTCACGCAGGAATGGCTCTACTGTATTCACGAACTGCGCTCTGGTGAATTCATCGTTGAATTCAAAGAGGCTGTACTTAGCCGCAGTAGCAATGGCTTTCTCAAGAACAATAAACAATCTTCGAACGTTGATTCGGTCGAATGCAGAAGGCTTCTTCAAGCCAGTCTTGTCACCGAACAGAATAACGCCTTCACCCTTGAAGCGAACTACAGGGTTAACGCCATTCTTGTAGAGCAAATCGCGCTCTGCTTTCTTGGGATTCCAAGCAAGTTTAACAACATTCTTAATCTGACCACGGTTGAAGCCAGCAGGTGACCACCAAGGATCACGCTCATCGTCTGTACGTACACAAAGACCAGCGATATCGCCGTTGAGAGGTAC